AACCAACGGAAATAGTGGTGTAGCAGGTAACTCAGCAGATAGTGGTTCAAGTGGAAATAGTGGAAACGCAGGAAACTCAGCAGATAGTGGTTCAAGTGGTGCAAGTGGAAACGCAGGAAATTCAGCAGATAGTGGTTCAAGTGGAAATAGTGGAAACGCAGGAAACTCAGCAGATAGTGGAACCAACGGAAATAGTGGTAATAGTGGTAATAGTGGAAATGACGGGACAAGTGGAACTAACGGAAATAGTGGTAATAGTGGTAATAGTGGAAATGACGGGACAAGTGGAACTAACGGAAATAGTGGTAATAGTGGTAATAGTGGAAATGATGGAACGAGTGGAACCAATGGAAATAGTGGTAATAGTGGTAATAGTGGTAATGACGGAACGAGTGGAACCAACGGAAATAGTGGTGTAGCAGGTAACTCAGCAGATAGTGGTTCAAGTGGAAATAGTGGAAACGCAGGAAACTCAGCAGATAGTGGTTCAAGTGGTGCAAGTGGAAACGCAGGAAATTCAGCAGATAGTGGTTCAAGTGGATAGTGGAACAGACGGAAATAGTGGTAATAGTGGTAATAGTGGAAACGATGGTACAAGTGGAACTAACGGAAATAGTGGTAATAGTGGTAATAGTGGAAATGATGGTACAAGTGGAACCAATGGAAATAGTGGTAACGCAGGTAACTCAGCAGATAGTGGTTCAAGTGGTAATAGTGGAAACGCAGGTAACTCAGCAGATAGTGGTTCAAGTGGAAATAGTGGAAACGCAGGAAACTCAGCAGATAGTGGTTCAAGTGGTACAGACGGAAATGGTGGAACAAGTGCAAATAGTGGAAACTCTGGAATGGCTGATGGAAATAGTGCATCACCAGGAGCGTTCTTTGCAAGTGATACTAACACTGGTTTCTTTAGACCAAGTTCTGATACTATTGGATTTTCATCGGGTGGTAGTGAAGAGTTTAGAATGGCATCCGATGGTAGTTTTCATGCAGATGCAGATATTATAGCATATTCAACAACTATTGCATCAGATGTAAGATTAAAAAAGAATATCAATCCATTAAAGTACGGACTTTCTGAATTATTAAAATTAAATCCAGTATCATATGATTGGAAATTAAACGACAGACCAAGTGATATCGGTATTATAGCACAAGATGTAATGGAAGTGATACCAGAGTTAGTGACATCACAAGAAACAATTGGTAATACACATAAATTTTTAACAGAAAATTACCCAGACGATGAACCAGTCCGATATTCTGTAGATTATTCTAAACTATCTGTTATACTTATAAATTCTGTTAAAGAACAACAAAAACAGATAGAGGAGTTAAGTACAAGATTAAAAGAGCTTGAAAACAATGTTTAGTCTTTATCAAAATAGAGTTTATACTGAAAAACCTTTTTTTGTTCCAACATATGAATTATTTAAAAGGTTTTACAAAGAGTATTTTATCTCACATCCAAGTTTAAAAAAATTAAAGAATTTTGAAATTGGCATGTGTGGTAGGTTTATGAGAGGGTCTACTTGGGATATTGATATCAGACTTTTGGGAAAACCTAACCCAAATGAATATGAATTAATGTCAGATTTTTTTAGAGATATAGCAGATACTGGACTAAATAAATATAGACTTTTTATTGATATACATTGCCTTGAGACTCCAAATTCTATTAAAAGTTATAATAGTAGTTTTAACTCTGGAAGTGAATATTTATACATAACTAAATATGTAGACCATTTAAAACAATATGTTAACTATAACGAAAAGTATTTTAAAACTACTGATTATACAGAAAGTAAACATACTAAAGTTTCTGATAACTTATGGAAAATAGAAGATTGTTTAGTTTTAAAAGATTATATAAAGTATAAAAATTATGAGAATAGTAGAGTACCACATATGATAGAAATAAGTAAACACAAGGAGTTAATCTAATGGCAGTCCCAAGTAGTGGAGAGTTATCTCTAACTGGTATCGCGTTAGAGATGATACAGAATAACTATATAGACTATGACCCAATGGGAGATGGTCAAAATAATTTAGGAGAAACACTTATCGGAACCGCTCCTGATTTTCCTCAACCAACTGGAGACAATGGTATTTACTCTCCTATATATGCTCTTTATTCAGAAGACCCAAGTCATATTGGCCCAAGTTCAAATCGTCTTGCTAAAACAAGATTTGATGTTTCTACTCCAGGAGCAGGCCCCGCGGCATCAAACGACCCTTATATGTTAAATGATGCATCTACTGCAAGAGCAATAGCAGATGTATCACTTGCTGGGATGTCTGCTGGTGCATATGGTTTCGGAAGTAGAGTAGGGCACCCAAATAGTCCACTAAATCCTGGACCCGTAACATCTGCACATTCTCAAACATATCAATATGGAAGTGGAAAGTTCTTTACGGGTACTGAAGGTAATAGTACTATAGCATATACTATATTCAGAGGTAATACAGATACTGGTGGAATTAACGCATTTGTATTTGCATCTTCTCCTTATGGTGGAGACCCATCCGAGACATATCAATATGTAGACCCCAGTGGAGATGTACAACCAGGAGGTGCTCCAGGTGGAGTTCCTGTTGAGAATGAAGTTCATCCAGGTTCAACTGATGGAATCAATACTGTCAATCCCTCAGCTAATAGACCATCAAACCCATCTGGTCAAGCAAATATGTCTGAGTGGTATAGTTATGACCATGATGCAGTTGCACTCGCAACCGCAGGATTTTATGCTTCAACCGCATTATTTACTGGTGATGGTGGTACTTCACTATATCATTACACTAAAAATATATCTGATTTTGCTAATGGAGATGTAGTAAATCTACCGAGTGATTTTAGTTTTAGTTTAGTTCTTATGCATAAACAAGCAGCAAGTGGTGGTCAACCATATAATGCAGACATCCAGTTAACTGGTGTAAAATATAATGGTGCTACTTATACTCTTGCAAACCCATTTCCAGCAAATTGGACACCAGGAGGATTTACCAATTGGTTGTATGCGGGACCAGGAGCGGCGTATTCCTCTCAAAGAACTACTTCCTTTGACCCAACTCCTGCAACAACGGCTGGTGCAGAAACGGTATTTAATGGAGTCCCATCTCGTACTGCAGTTCATCCAGGCAGTCCAGCACCAGGTGCAGCAGGTAAATGGGCTTGGCAAGCAGATGGAGAAGGCCCGAGTGGTGGTACTGGAGTACCAGACCCAACTGGTGCATTTTACTGGGAATCATCAAGTGGAACCCGAAGAAACGAGTGGTCTATTTTAGAAACTCCAGCAATAACCGATATAACTAATGATTCAGTAACTTTTTCTATGTATCGTTTTGGTGCAGCAATAGGTACTGCATTTATGGGTATTAGAATAATAGAGGCTTAATTATGAGTTGGAATGAGTGTACATATATAACACAAAGTAATTTTTACTCTGCTTCACAAGAAGATTACCAAGCAGCATACTCTCAATGTGTTGGTGAAATTGCTATGTCAAGTTCAATGTATATAACTGAAGTGTCAGAAAGTAAGTTGTATATTATATCTGGGTCTCAATCGGGTTCTTTGATATACACAAGTGCAGCACATGGATTAGAAGATACTGAAGAAATAGGACAATATGAAACTGGAAGTTTTTGTCATAAATGTAACTCATATTTTAGACATCATGGTAGAGAGAATTTACAATATTATCATCCATATTCTAATATAAGTATACCAAAATGGGAATATGAAATTAGTCAATCTAATGGTGAACTAACTTCTAAAGACGATGAAATATGGAAACGAGATGACAATTCTGTCTATGTAAGTGGTAGTGTGGAATCAAGAGTAGTAGAATCTGGTAGTAATCTTGATATAGTACATAGGTTATGGACAGATTAAATTAGTGTTTCAAGTTTTTAAATTATATTTATTATTAAACTAATTAGTTAGGAGAAGTTATATGTCAGAAGATAAAAAAATGATTACACCAGATGAACTTAAATCAGTTCAAAAAGTTCGTTCTAAATACCAAGAGATTACGGTAAAACTTGGTCAAATACAAGTTCAACGAATGCAAATGTCAAACCAACTTGAGGCACTTAATAAGAGTGAAGAAAGTCTCAGAAAAGAATGGGTAAGTACACAAGAAGAAGAACAAAGTTCTATAGTAGATTTAGAAGAAAAATACGGAAAAGTCAACATAAACCTTGATTCTGGTGAAATAAGTTAGTCCTAAACCATTGTTTGGGATTTTTGAATTATATTTATTTAAGAATTACTCTAACCTTAAATAATTAACCTATGGAGAAAATAATATGGCAGAGAAAGTCGTATCCCCAGGTGTTTTTACCAACGAGAAGGACTTATCATTTCTTCCTGCTGGTATTGCACAGATAGGGGCAGCAATTGTAGGGCCTACAATGAAAGGTCCAGCATTTGTTCCAACAACAGTAGAGTCATTTAATGACTTTAAAGAAAAATTCGGTGGTTTGAATCCTGATTTTTATGCACCTTATGCAGTACAACAATATATGAAGAACGCAGGTCGTGTTACCGTAGTTCGTGTACTACATTTAGGTGGATATTCATCGGAAAACCCATTGTTCATTTATGGTTCAGCGTCTGGTTCTCTTGGTGATGCTGGCACTGGAAATCTTACCGCTACCTTGATGGCAGTATTAGCACCTACCGTTCAGAATCCAACTGGTGACTTCGCATCTTCATCTCTTTTTGAGGTGGACGCGTCAGAAACGGACTTAGCAATGGGGTCTTCAAGTCTTTTAGACTTTGGAACCGACTATGCACAAATCAATAGTTCTCTTTTTGGACTTGAGTTGAGTGGTAGTTCGGTAGCAGCTTCAATATACACAGCATCTTTAGATAGTGCAAATGATAACTATATCACAAAAGTCTTTGGTGAAAACCCAAGAGGTGATAAAGAAGCATATGTATACTTGAACTTACCTGCAAACCAAACAGATATTACTTTAGCAGCAGTATCTATTAGTGGTTCAGCAGGAGATACTCCGAGTGGTAACCATCCAGCAGGTGCAGCAACAAGTGGTTCTGGTGTATTCCCATTACCACCACTGGACTTCACAAAAGATTATCAAGCAGCAGCAACACCATACATTTTATCACAAAAAGTTGGTGGTAGTGCAGTTAATCTTTTTAAGTTCAAAACACATTCGCATGGTAGTAATATCAATAAATTGTGTAAAGTGATGATTAGTGACATTAGAAGACCAGCAGATGCATTGGCAGGTGTGAATCAAGACTATGGTGATTTCACGGTAACAATTCGTGGAGTTAAAGATAATCATGGTTCATTAGATAGTGAGAAAAGTCAAGACATCAAAGCAACTTATCAAAAAGTTAACTTAGATAAAGACTCACCAAAATACATTGAAAAAGTAATTGGTAGTCAATACATGGAAGTTAATTCTGATGGTAAACTTGTCTTACAAGGTGGTGACTATCCATCAGCAAATAGCATGGTGTACATTGAGATGGTAGATGGTGTTAAAAACAAAACATTATCTAAAGACCTTGTACCAGGTGGATTTGGTAAAGTTAGTTTACCAATCAACGATGGTGCAGAAGGTATCTTAGCCGCAAGTCAAGTAGTACAACAAATTGACTCTGATGGTAATGTAAATACTAATGTAGCATATGGATATAACTTCTGGTCTGGTTCTTCAGCATTATATGAACAAAACCTTAGTTACTTAGCACCTTTACCTGATAGTGCATTAACGACAAATCAAGCAGATTTTGACTTGTTCGCACAAGCAGGAACGGTAGGAGCAGTATCACCTCAAGTTAATGAAGCAGTAACACTAAGTTTGTCAACTGGTTCAGCAGCACAGAGAAAGTTCATTGTTCCATTTCAAGGTGGTTTTGATGGTAAGAATCCAGCAGACGATGTTAAAGTTGGTAACAATATTGTTAGTTCAAATACACAAGGATTTGACATTTCTTCAGCAACCGCAAGTGGTTCTGTTGCTTATGTAAGAGCATTAAATGCTATATCTAATCCAGATGAGTATGATATTAACATGATTGTGGTTCCAGGTGTTTTACAAGGAATCCACCCAACCGTGACAACTAAAGCGAAAAATGTGGCAGAAGAAAGGTCAGATGCATTCTATGTAATGGACGCATTTGAATATGGAACTGCAGTATCATCAGCAATAACTCAATTGAGTTCATTTGACTCAAGTTATGTTGCAACTTACTACCCTTGGGTACAGATAAGAGATGTTGATAACAACACATATGTATGGGTACCGCCATCAGTTCCAGTAGCAGGTGTGATAGCACAAAATGATGCATTAGCACATGAGTGGTTCGCTCCAGCGGGATTGAATCGTGGTATAACAGACGCAGTTCAAGTAAAGAGTCGTTTAACTCTTGCTGAAAGGGATGACCTTTATGAAGCAAGAATTAATCCGATTGCAACCTTTCCTGGACAAGGTATTTGTATTTGGGGTCAAAAGACACTTCAAATCAGACCAAGTGCATTGGATAGGGTAAATGTAAGAAGACTATTGATTGCAGTTAAGAAGTTCATCGCATCAGCAACGAAGTTCTTAGTCTTTGAACAAAACAATGCTGCTACTCGTAACAGATTCTTAGGTATAGTTAATCCTTACCTTGAGTCAGTTCAACAGAGAAGTGGTTTGTCAGCGTTCAAAGTTGTAATGGATGACACTAATAATACTCCTGACTTAGTTGATAGGAATATTATGTATGGTCAAATATTCTTACAACCAACGAGAACCGCAGAGTTCATCATACTTGATTTCAACATATTACCTACAGGAGCAGCATTCCCTGAATAATAGTTGTTAATCTAAAAAAAAGTACAGAAAACCCTCTTTTTAGAGGGTTTTTTGTTTTAAAACTGGACGAAAATACAAGTAACCTTATATTTATTACCGAAGAAACATATTAACATTGGAGAAGTCAAAATGGCAGAATTATTAACACCACAAGAAGTTTTTTTCACAGCTTTTGAACCAAAGGTTCAGAATAGATATGTCATGTATCTTGAAGGTATTCCAGCATACTTAATTAAGACTATGCAGAGACCTACTCTTCAATTTGGAGAAATAGTACTTGACCACATTAATGTGAAAAGAAAATTAAAAGGTAAAGCAGATTGGCAGCCTATAACTATAACTTTATATGACCCAATTGTTCCAAGTGGAGCACAATCGGTGATTGAATGGATTCGTTTGTCACATGAGTCTGTTACTGGTCGTAACGGATATGCAGACTTCTACAAGAAAGACATAGTATTTAATGTACTTGGTCCAGTAGGTGATAAAGTTGAAGAATGGTCACTAAAGGGTGCATATATTTCTGAAGCAAACTTTGGAGATTTAAGTTGGTCAGAAGAGCAACCCGTTGAAATTAGTGTGACAATCACTTACGATTACGCAGTACTACAATTTTAAATATAGTCCACACTATACTATACACCACAAAGAACCCCCGAAACTTTTTTGGGGGTTTTTTACTTTTGGTACATACTTATATATAGAATGGTTTTAACATCAATATATTATCGGAGTTAACAAAATATGAGTGAACAAGTAAAATCCCAGTTTCCAACTGAGATAATAGACCTACCATCAAAAGGTAAGTTATACCCTAAAGAACATCCATTTTCTTCTGGAAAAGTTGAAATGAGATACATGACCGCAAAAGAAGAAGATATTTTAACTTCTCAAACTTTACTAAGAAAAGGTATTGCATTTGACAGAGTGTTAGAAAATCTAATCGTTGAAAAAGTTCAATTAGATTCACTATTGTTAGGTGATAAGAATGCACTAATGATAGCAGCAAGAGTTCTTGGATATGGTAAAGATTATAAAGTTTCGGTACAAGACCCTAATGATGTAGGAAATAAAGAAGAAGTAAATGTTGATTTATCAAAATTAGATGATAAAAAAATAGATTTTAAAAGATTTATTGATGGGACTCGTGAGTTTAATACTAAACTACCTCTTTCAAAAAGAGAAGTCACAGTTAAGGTATTAACTTCTGGTGATGATAAGACCATAGATAGTGAACTTAAGGGATTAAAAAAACTTGAAAAAACAACTGGAGTTCTTCCAGAAATGACAACTCGTCTAAAATATGCAATTACTGCTATAGATGGTAATGATAAAAAAGAAGCAATAAGAAGTTATGTTGATAATGAGTTGTTGGCAGGTGACTCTTCATTTCTACGAGATGAAATATATGAGATGACACCAGATGTGGATATGACATTCGCATATGAGTCGTCAAATGGAGAAATTGAAGAAATGGATTTACCAATTGACATTTCATTTTTTTTTCCTAACCGCCGAAGATAGACCTTACATACATAACGAAATTTGGAATCTCCTTTATCATGGAAATGGTGGGTGGGATTACACTTCTGTTTATAATATGCCCATTTGGTTGCGTCAATATTATTTAAAAAAGATTATTGATTTTAACGAAGACCAAGGTGCAAAAAGAGCAGAAAAACAAGCAACTCAAGCCCACCAACAATCACATAATAAGGATAGTATACT